TACATCCATGAGCGTCTTTCTCAACTAAAGCGTCTTGAGAATTTTCTTTTGTTTCGTAAAAAATTAATTTGTCATTAACGTTTACTATAAAGTCTTCTACTTCTTCAATTTTCTTCACTTCCGCGTGTATATGACCAGAAAGTGTTGCATTGACCCATTCAATTGTACCAATGTACTTACCTGTTCTAAAAACATTTACATAGTATTTGTTGTGAAAAATATCCCTTCCTATTTTATCTGTTGAAACTCCGTCAATTGATTCTACTTCATCTTTAAATACAAAATTCCATTTAGAAGCCGATTCATTTATGGTAACGTTAGTACTGTTTTTGAACTCAAGAACAGTTGAAATACGCACAGATGAATCAACTTCATTTCCCGAATTAAAAGACTCTAGATTGTACAATTTATTAATTTCTCCATAAGCAATACTTGTGAAAAGAACAAATCCAACCAATGCTCCAAAATATAATTCAACATGTAAACAAATTGCAGTTGCAATTACAGCAAATATTTTAAAGGAAGATGTTTGAAAAAGAGAAGGTGAATTTTGTGCATTGACAAATACCATAAATAAAGACACTAGTAAAATTGAAGCTGTAAAATTTGATTTATTTGTTATTTCTTTTGATAATTTTGTAATTTGATCGTAAATTTTATTCATTTTGTAATTTAATAATTAATAAATATATTTTTTTTTGAAATCTACCAAGAGAATTTGTAATATCTCTCTTTTCATTATCTGTAAAAGAAAAAATGATTACAATAATTACCCCCTTTAACTAATTTGTCAACATATTTCACTCTCTACATACAAAACAAAAAGATGCAAACACGATCGCAAGTACATTATCTTTTTAAAGAAATAGAAGAATCAGACAAATATGACAATAAGTGGGCGTTGAAAAAAGACAATTACTGTCGTTTTGTTCCAAATGAATTAAAATTGCTACAACGAGTCGAAATGATTGATAAAATTTATGAAGTTTACGACAAATTAGTAAAACTCATTCCAGAAACATTATCTCCAGATAAATGGAAGTGTCCACCAAAATATTGTTATGAAAACCAATTAACAGTTCAATTGAAAGATATAGAAAGTGATTTGTGTAGAGCTACTAACAAACGAAAAAAAAAGAAAACAACCAAAATGAATTTTAATTTGTACGGAAAAAATATAAAAAGTGGATTTAGAAATAAATATCACGGTTGGACAGGTGACGCTTGGGACAATGAATTCAATGGTCATGAAAGACCAAGTGGAATTGAAAAATTAGAAGAGGAGGATGAAGATTCAGTAATTGCAGAGGAAATGAAAAAGTACAAAAAACATTATACAGGATATGCAATGGACGGATTTATATCTGATGAAGATGATTATGAATTTTAATCAAAACTTCTTTGCAATGTGATGCTTGTTTTGTCGTTTCGTTGATTTTTTACAAATTCAAAAAATTGATCACTCATTTGTGGATTATTGAAAAATGCATCACAACACTCTTTTAATTTCGTTAATGTAATTGGTTCTTTTGATACATTTTTTTTATACTTTAAACTACCATCTGTTATTTTTATCAACGTATCTTCTATATTGTTTTTTTCCATATAATTGCAAATTTCTCGTTGCAAAGGTTCTTTTTGTTCCCGTAATTCTTTTTGTTTAGTAGAATGAAATAAAATTTGAGAATCACATTGGACATAATTCTGTACACATTGAACAAATTGTTGTTGAGTATTACAAGAATAAGCTTTTTCCATTTTTTTGTTTGTTTTTATTTAAGATTAGTGATTATTAATCTTTATATACATAAAAAAAATGTTATGTTTAAATGAATCTTACGACAATCATAAATTAGAAGATCATTATGAAATTCATGATTGTTTTCGAAATGGCGGGTTTTCAACTATTTTTACATGTTCTAAAAAAGGAAAACAAGACAAAGAATATATTTTGAAATTAGAAGAAATCACCGATGAAAATTCAGAATATTCATGTCAGAACGAAATTAATATTTATCGTTACTTATGGAAAAAAAATGTGAAAAATTTAAATATACCATTTGTATTTTGGAATGGATTTTACAAAGAAAAAATATATGGGATTGTCTTAAATAATTTAGGAGTAAGCGTTGATTATATAATTGATACATATAGAGATATTTCTTTGTATAGTTTTCTTTGGTTAGCGTATAACATGTTAGAATCGATTGATCGTTTACACTCTTTAGGTATTTATCACGGTGACATCAAACCAGATAATTTCTGTGTAAATGTAGACAAATTATACATTTTTGATTTTGGAGTATCTTCTTATCTACACGAAGAAAAACACTATACCGAGTTGATTGGAACTTACCGATATGCAAGTATTTCTATACATAAAGGGAATATATATAGCAAATATGATGATTTAGAAAGTTTATTGTATACGTTATTTTACATTCGATTGTTAGATTTACCATGGATCAATTTTGAACAAGACAAAAATAAAGATCAATTAATTCTTCACTCAAAAATATATGATATTCACAACTGTTTGAAAAATTTACCAAACGTATTGAAATCTATGTATAGGCAATTGCAAAATACAACATTTAAATGCGAAGTAATTCTAAAAGAATTAAAAGAACTAATGAAAAATCAAGAAGATAAAACTTTGACATGGACTACAAAAGTTAAATCTCAAAGCTTTCAAAAAATAAAAAATGTACAAACAAATACAAAAAAAAAAGAATCTCCATGATCTACTTACCGTATTAATGATATCTTTGATAATATATATTTTTTTTTAAATGAAAAAAATATTATATGTTAAAAATGAAAATATATTTCAAACAAAAAATATAAAAAAAGAATTCGTCGATAACATAAAAAATATATATAGAATATTATAGTAATGGACAAAGAGAATCCAGAAATCAACTTAGCATTATCCGGAGCAATTAAAATTGTGTTTGGCTTGTTTATAATAATTTTAATTACAATTTATCTAGTATCCCGTTATTTAAAGATTCACATTTCTGAAAATATTGATGATTACAAATGTAAACCATTAATCATGCCATTTGTGAAATATTTTCAATCAGACATTGATCCAGAAGAAAATTTTAAAAAATGTACAGAAAAAAATTCAAGAAAATATTTCAAAGATTTGGCTGATCCAATCATCAAAGTCACAGAAAGCACAACGAACGCAACTTCTGAAGTAGCAGAATCAATTAATGTCTTATCACAAGGTGTAAGTTACGTTGGTGATTCAGTTGTAGATAAACTAGATACAAGTACCGATTCATTGACAAAACTAAATGGAACACTACATTATGTATTGATTAAATTCAAATCCTTTTTTGACAAAATGGGTATTTTGATGTATGATGTATATAATGCATTGGTTAGCGTGATGGATATGACCAACATTATACTGGCACTTCCAGAAATTGTTATGAATGTACTTGGTTTTATGATTATGGTCTTTGGTATCATCATTGTATTGTTGATTATGTTTTTTGTCATTACTATGATATTGGGAAATAGTTTTACAGCACTAGGAGCAGCATTGATGACCAATCCATTCACTGTTGCTCTTGGAATAACTTTTACAGCGAATGGTATTTTGATTATACAATCGATTGCAATAGGAGTATATATGTCTGCTGTTCTTATTTCTACTATATTTTTAGGAATATTACTTGCAGTATATATCCCATTAAAAAGTTTGTTTGACAGTGCAAATAAAGCGTCTTATTGTTGTTTTGGAGCCGATACAAAAATAAAATTGAATGCTCTAAAATTTGATCGTATAAGCAATATTCAACCAAATCAGATATTGGCTAACGACATACGTGTATATGGTGTTATGCATGTAATATTTCCAGACAAAAAAGAATTAGAGTCAAATTGGTACAAAATTGGGAACATACATGACAATACAACTTTGGTTTCTGGGAATCATTTGGTTTATCTGCGAAACGACCGAAAAAAAGTTGCAGATTTAAAGAAAGAAACACATTTTTATAATTCTGAACTTGTAGAAGGAAATGACATTTCAAAATTACAAAAATATGGTACTTATTCACTAATTACTTCTAACAATGTCATAAGTACATCAACCTATGATTTTTCAGATCATCAAGAACATCCTTCATGTTCTTCGGAACTGACACATGCATTGAAATACTTTTTTAAAAGCAATTCAATCAATTTGATGCCATTGCTTGAATTTGGTGAATCATTTTATGGTTTTAAAAATACAACTTATGTCAAAATGTACAATGGTACTTATCAAAGATTAAAAGATGTTGAAATAGGAGATGTTTTATTTAACAACAATAAAATTATAGGATATTACAATTGTATCGATAAATGTCAGTACGTTTGTCAATGGAATAACTTACTTGTACCTTGTAATTTACTCTTTCTTGATGAAAATGGACACAAACAAAAAATATACAACATAACCAAGCCATTGAAGAATAAAGGAAGTGATGAAATTCTTGTCAATTTAATTACTTCTCAAAACACTTTTGTTATTACAGATTCAGATTGCAATTCTTCTGTTTCAAACGAATTAATTGTATACGATTTTATTTCTGCACATCCGCAACAATCACAACCACAATCACAATTACTGTACTATTCATCAAATTCTAGAAGTGCTAGTATCTGAAACACACAGCCATAATATAAAAGATAGACATGTTGATTATAATAAATGCAATCTTCTTTACTAGATATACACTCATCTATATTTGAAAAGTTGAATAAAATCGAAGAAGAAGTTAAAAAACTTCAACATGAAAGAATTGAAAAAATTGAAAAAACTATTTCAAGAATTGAAAATGATATTTACTCATACCACAGTAGTAGTTATATACATAATCCGTCAAATCATGAAGTAACCGACAAAAGTATGACAGTACATGAAATTGCTAAACATTACGCATTCACTTATAAAAGAAATAAGAGCATTTTTCAGTGTGTCAATGGTACTAAAATCAACAGCATGTATGCAATTGATGGTTGTAAAAATGTATCTTCTTTGGCATAAAAACAAGTATTACACTCATACCGCAATTACGGTTATGTCAAATGACAGTGAAAAAGTTATCGTTGATTGGAATATTGGACAATTTCAAAATTTGAACAATGGAAAGTTTGTCTTTGTAGTAAGAAAAAACTCATGAGTTCAATTCATTCAGATTGCAATTCTGCTCTTTCGTATTTTTTTCGGTTGTTTTTTTGTTTTTTTTGATTGTTTTTTCGGTTGTTTTCTTTTCTTTGATCCAGCAGCATGCATTGGATTTTTAGAATTAGGTACAGAATCTTCAACGAAAGATAATCCATCTATATCCAAATTAGAAATAATCTTCGTTGCGTCCATCAAGAGCTCAGTCTGACTTCTATCATAACAATCGAATTCATATACGGGAGTCTTGTTATTCTCAATGTAATTTTCAAACGGCAACAGGACGAATTGATTACTTTCATTCTTAACAATGTACATGAATCGATAAAAATTGAAGTCTTTTTCATTTCCTATTTCATCAAAACATTC